GGATGCTTTATCTACAATAGGACCAGCATTTAATTGGACTAGATCAGCAGCATCTTGGAATCTATATTTACCTGAAGTACCAATCTGATTAGTAAACATGATATCTTCTGTACCATCATGCCAATTAATTGGGAACTCTTCTTCGTAATAAGAGTATATTCTACCACCAAGGAATTCATGTGGAGGTGAATATTTAACAAGACTACCAAGATAATCAACAGGTGGAGTCTGTAGTGCAGAATCTAATGTATCTGTAACAATACTAATTAAGTTCTCTATAGTTGTTTGTACATCAGTACAATCAGATGTATTATAATTAAGAACTTTAATTCCATTTGCAGTTGTTTGTGCAAAATTGTGTATTGTTAATTGGTGCTTAACTGCTCCAGGATCACAAGATACAAATGTATGTGTTGCCTGTGGAGTGTATGAAACAGTATTAGAACCTTGGTTACCTACAAAGGTATGTGTATAATCACCACCAGTAGAAATAACTGATCTAGTAAGACAATTAGAAACTACAGAATGGAAAGTATGTGCTGTTATATTTGTAGAAGGAACTACATCCAATACCTGTATATCAAATGTATTAGTTTGTACATTAGAAATTGGGATCCACTTATTACTTACAGGGTCAGTAGAACGTGGATATGCGTGAGTTGTCTCATAATTATCATGAGCACAAGTAAATTTCAATCCACCATCAGAAATCTTAACATGCTCACCATTAACAAATCCGTGGTTAGCAAGGGTTAATGTCATAACACCTGTACTTGGATTGTAAGAAGCATTAGTAGGTGAATACCTATTATTTGCATTCTGGAATACATGAGTTGTTGTATTACTTGAAGTTCCTACATCAAGAGTAATTGATGTCGGAGTTACACCAGTAATATTGACTGCGGTATTCCATGCAGGATCATTACCAGATGCACCACCTTGACCATTTGCACGAGGATAAGAGTGATCAGAACCTTGTCCATCTTGATCGCAACGGAATACAAGTGAATTGTTAGCAATTCTAACTGCTGTACCAGCAGTTAAACTATGGTTACCAATAGTAACAGTAAGAAGTCCAGTTCCAGGAACGAAAGATGCATCAGTTACATCATATCCCTTAACAGGTGACTTACCAACATTGACTGTTATTACACCACTCTGTCTTCTAATACCCTTAGTAGCAGCTTTCTGGAATACATGTGTTGTAGTATCAGATGAAATCCCAACATTAACCTCGAATGTATCATTTGTCTTATTTGAGATTGGTAACCATCTTCCTGAAGGATAATCAGTAGATCTAGGATATGAGTGATCAGTACTATTACCATCAAGCAAACATCTTAGAGTTAATGATTCATCAGCAATCTGAATATAATCTCCATTAGAGTATCCGTGTGCAGGTACTGTTAGAACCATCAAACCAGATCCAGGAGTATACACAGCATTTGTTACTGTTCCATGTGTATGACCTACATGAGTAATTGGAATAGACTTAAGATCTCCATATGGATCTGTTGCACGAGGATAATCCTTATTAGAACCATTACCATCCATTCCACATGTGAATCTTAAACTCTCATTTGCAATAGTAACGTTTGCTCCAACTCTCATACCATGCTGACCAATTGTTAGAGTCATCTCACCAGTCTCAGCATCATAAGATGCATCAGAAGGTGTGAATGTTTGGTTTGCTTGTGCAACACCTACATTAAGACTTATTGTATTGACCGTGGTTCCAAGAATCTTAAGTTTCTTTCTTGCTGCACGAACATCATGTCCTGGACGTGGATAAGACTTAGTAGTCTGATTATTATCCATTAAACATGTAAATTTCAATGCATTGTCATCTAAGGTTACATAATCATCTGAAGTTAAACTATGACCCTCTAAAGTTAATATCAATACACCTGTAGAAGGATCATATGCAGCAAAGGAAGGTGTATATGAAGTATAATTTCTATTATCACCAAAAGTAGTACTACCCACATTTACTGTAAATGTATCAGCAGTGTAATGAGTAATAGGTAATGCAGACTTGTATGCTGGATCTGTCTTACGAGGATATGGATGATTAGTTTCAGCACCATCCATATCGCAAGTAAACTTAAGTGCATCAGGTAGAATTTCTATTGACTGACCCTGATTGTATATTCCATTAATAGTAGCAGACTTAAATGTATGATTATAAACACCACCTGTATGAAGTACTGCTCTATGAACACCACCAATAGTTGCAGATACAAATGTATGAGCATCAGTATTAGTGGAAGGTGTAGAATCTAATACCTGAATAGTAAATGTATCAGTAGTTACATTACCGATAGGTACATACTTACCGCTAATTGGGTCAGATGATCTTGGATATGACTTATCTGTTGCACTACCACCAAAACTACAATTAAAGACTATGGAATCATCATCCATCATAATATGATCACCAGATTCAAATCCATGATTAGGAATTGTAAGTGTCATAACACCTGTAGTTGGATTGTAAGCACCATCAGTTACTGTATAAGCACTAGGAGAAACAAACTCATGTCTATAGATACCACCAGCGATTACAGCATTCTTTCTTGCCTTAGCAAATGTATGACTGTGATTACCACCAGTTCTTAAGATACCTCTAGTAATACTATTAGAAACAGCAGATACAAATGAATGTGTATCAGTATTTGTGGAAGGAACTACATCTAATACCTGTACATCAAATGAATTGGTAGAAACATTAGAAACAGATAACCATCTACCACTAGCAGGGTCAGATGATCTTGGATAATCCTTCTGTGCAGCACCACCAGATGCACCACCAAATGCACAACTTAACTTAATAGCACCATCATCAATCATAACTTGCTCACCATTTGCCATATTGTGATCATTGACAGTGATAGTCATGACACCTGTAGTTGGATTGTAAGCAGCATTAGTAGGTGTTAACTTAGTTGCAGCAACATAATTATGAGTAGTTGTGTCAGTTGATATACCAACATTCAAATTAATAGTACCAGTTTGACTATGAAGACTACTATCTGCAGCAGATACAAATGTATGAGTTGATGTATCACTAGCTTTACCAATATAAACATCGAATGAATCTGCTAGAACATTACTTAATGGTAACCATTCATCGAATGATGGATCAGTTCTTCTTGGATATGAATGCTCACTAGCACCATTATCCTTACCACATGTAAATGTTAATGCATTTTCTGCAAGTTTAATGCAAGAATTTGCTTTAGTTAATCCATTAGCAACAGCAGACACAAATGCATGTGTAGTTGTATGTGAAATTGGTGCTGGACCAAACATATTACCAACATTAACATAGAAGAAGTTCTTACTTGTATTGAATATTGGTAACCATCTATTACTTGCAAAATCAGATGCTCTAGGATAGTCATGATTACTTGCATTACTGTCCTTATTACATGTAAATCTTAAAGATCCATCAGCAAGTTTAATTCTATCCCCATCTTGGAAACCATGACCAGCAACAGTAAGTTTCATTACACCAGTAGTAGGTGTAAATGTAGCAGCAGTTACTGTATGATTAGTTGATAATGCAAATCCATGATTTACCAACTGAATGTTCATAACACCAGTAGCAGGAACATAAGTTGCTAAAGTTGGTGTATGTGCATTAGTTCCTACAGATGTAATAGGAACAGGTTTGTTATATGCATAATCAGCACCACCAGGAGCATTAGAACCTGATGCTCTAGGGTATTTCTTCTGAGTACTATTACCATCACCATTAAAGTCGCATGTGAAGGTCATAGACTCTTCACCAATCATCACGGTTTCATTAGTTCTGTATACTCCATTAGTAGAAGCAGTTACGAATGTGTGGTTATAATCACCACCAGAAATTATTGCTTCTGAAGATGTACCACCAGTCCAGTTATGAGCAGTTACATCGGATGAAGTACCAACATTAAATGTAATTGTTGTTGCACTCTTAGCAGTAATTACTACAGGAGTTCTCCATGCAGGGTCAGCAACACCAGCATTTTGTATAAATCCTGTTTCTCTAGGATATAACTTAGAAACTGTATCTCCATCAAGACCACAACTAAATGAGAATCCATAATCCTTAAGCATTATTGGCTCACCAACTTCAAGAGTGTGAGATCCAATAGTTGCTTCAATAAGACCAGTTGCAGGATCAAATGTTGCAGTTGTTACATCATGTTTTACAAGAGGTGAAGCACCAACATTAATTTTGAATGTGTCTGTTGTTATTCCTACAATTGCCAACCACTTATTAAATGATGGGTCTGTAGATCTTGGATATTGCTTATTAGTTGCATTACCATTCATAGTACATGTAAATGTAATGCTGTTCTCTGCAATCTTAATATAATCACCAACAGAGAATCCATGATTAGCAACAGTAACAGTCATAATACCTGTTGATGCCTCATAAGATGCAGTAGTTGCTGTATGCTGAGATCCACCACGAAGGTAATGATTTCCAATACTCATTGCCATAGAACCAGTACCAGGGTTATATGTTACTGATGATGGGTTGTGAGAAACGGTAGGTGTCTTACCAACATTAACTGTAACATAACCAGTTTGTACTTTTAGACCACCAGAAGTTGCAGTTTGATATGCATGTGTTGATGTATCAGAAGACTTACCAACATTAAGAACAATAGTATTAGCATCTAGTGATTCTGTAACAGGAATCCACTGCTGATGAACAGGGTCACTTACTCTTGGATATGTGTGGTCAGTTGCCTGTGCATCTTTATCACATCTAAATGTAATTGAATCATCATCAAATTTAACTGAATCTTTTGCTCTCTTCAAACAAGTTGAAGTAGCAGAAATAAATCTATGGTCACTTAAATCTTGTGATTTACTAATATTGACTGTAAATCTATCTACATGTACATTCTGTACAGACAACCACTTCATACTAGATGGATCACTCGCTCTAGGATATGTGTGTTGTGATTGATGATTATCCTTACCACATGTAAATGTTAAGCAGTCATCATCAAGTAGAATCCTATCACCATTAACAAAACTATGACCAACAATTGTTAACTCTAATTCACCAGTAGCAGGATTATAAACTGCATCAGTTGGTGTATGTGTTGTAGCAGGATTAAGATTATGCCCATTAACAGTAAGAGTCATTCTTCCTGTACTTGGAGTATAACCTGCTCCAGTTATAGTCTTACTTGTCTCACCAACATCAGTAATATTAAGTGCATGCTTACGAGATGGATCAGTTAATCTAGGATAACTATGGGTTGTGGCATTACCATCCATAGAACATGTAAATGATAATCCATTATCAGCAATTTGTATCGTTTGATTCTCTAGAAGATTATGAATTCCAACATTAAGAACCATATCACCAGTAAGAGGATCATATGTCGCACCAGCAACATCATATCCAACTCTAGGTGACTTACCAACATCAAGAGTTATACTTCCATCTCTCTTAGTAATTCCATTTAAATAAGCTGATTTGAATATATGTGATGAAGTATCAGGAGAAATTCCAACATTAACATCAAATGTATTAGCACCTACATTAGATACTGCCAACCATCTTCCATTATAAGGATCAGTTGCTCTAGGATATGAATGTTCAGTTATTTGATTATCTAACTGACATGTAAATGTTAATGAATTGGTAGCAATCTTAATTCTATCTCCATTAAGAAGACCATGCTTATTCCAAACAACACCATTAGTAAGAGCACTATGGAAGATATGTTCATAATCACCACCAGTGTGAATACATCCAGTTGTAGCACCAACCCAAGTATGAGTATCAGTGTTAGTTGAAGGAACGTTCTCTAGAATCTTAATAGTAATAGCATTAGTAGTTGCTGATTCAATCTTGACTGCAGTATCATAGAATGGGTCAGTAGATCTTGGATAAGACTTCTTAGCAGCATCGCCAGAAGCACCACCAAATCCACAACTAAATGTTAATGATTCTTTTGCAATCTTAATACTTGTACCAGCAGTTAATCCATGAGCAGTATTAAATTCTAAAGTCATTAAACCTGTAGATGGATCATAAGAACCATTATTAGGTGTTAACTGAACTTTAGGTGAGATACCAACATTAACTGAGAATGAATGAGTCTGAACATTAGTAATAGATAACTGAAGTCCTCTCTTAGGATCAGTAGTTCTAGGATATGCATGAGTACTATAATGATCATCCATACCACATGTGAATGTTATAGCACCATCTTCCAATCTCACAGTATCACCAGCAACCATTCCATGATCAGGGATGGTTAAATTCATCATTCCATTAACAGCATTATATGTTGCATCAAGAGGAGTAAATGTCTTACCAGCAGTAATCTTCATTACACCTGTTGTAGGTGTATAGTTAGCAAATGATGCACTTAGTTGTTCACCATCATATGCAATTGGAGTTGGCTTACCTGCAATTGGATCTGTAGTTCTAGGATATTTCTTAACAGCCTGTAATCCATCACTTGTACATCTGAAGTAAATTGAATTAGGTGCAACCTTAATATTAGTTCCTGGAGTTAATATATTATCACCTATTTGCAACTTCATATGACCAGTAGATGCATCATAAGATCCACCAGTAGGATTAAAGACTAATAGAGGTGATTTACCAACATCAAGATCAAAAGTATTTGTTTGTGAATTGCTAACAGTTAACCAACCAGCAAGTGCTGGATCTGATGCTCTTGGATACTTATGCTCAGTCTTATGACCATCCATATCGCAAGTAAAGGTCAATGACTCTTTCTCAAGCATTACCTTATCACCATTCTGGAATAAATGACTTGCAGATGTTACAGAAAGGATTCCAGTCTCAGCATTATATGTTGTACCATTTTGTACTGTTACTGCTCTTCTACCAACTAATCCATGACCTACTTCAGTCATTGTTAAATTTCCAGTGTCTGCATCATAAGTTGCACCAGTAGGTGTCTTATAAGTGAATGAAGTTGTGGAAGAATCAGTAATAGATGTGTCAGTGTATTGTTTTAATCCATGATCACCAACTGGTTTCCACTCACTGTTAGTAACAATAAACTCTAACATTTGATCAAGTTTATTATAAGCCCAGATAGTTTCTCTAACCTCTGTCTCAATATTAAGTAGTTTTACATTTGCTGTGTCAGCTCTATCGATATAGTATGAAGTAGCAAGCCAAGTCTTATCATTACCACCATTACGCATATCTGCTACAATTGATCTACAGATATCTTTAACATCATCTTCACAATTAGCATCTCCTCCAATAACAGTAAAGTTAGGGAATCTATGATTAATCATGTATACAACTTCTTTAGCAATAAATTCTAAGTTCTTAAGAATTAATTGACCAGCATTATTATATCTGTGACTATTCTTAGCAAATCCTTGTTGAATTGCTACACCAACATTAACTGTAATTGTAGTAGCAGTTACTGCAGTAATTGCAATTGCTGTATCATATACAGGGTCAGTTATACGTGGATAAGTATGCTGAGTAGCATTACTGTCCATATCACAAGTAAATGTTAATGAATTGTGAGCAATCTTAACAGTATTTGATGTTGTATAACTATGAGATCCTATGGTCAATACCAAGTCTCCAGTCAATCCATTATAGGTAGCATCAGTTACATCCTTTGGTACTATACCTTGCTGGATAATAACAGCACCAGATACAGTACCACCAACATAAGTATGATCGCCAATATAACGTCTAGAAGCCACAATAGGATCATTATTAAAGTATTCTGCATTACTAAATGATTCTCCACCAGACCAATCATCAACAAATTGATCTCCATTACTACTATCAAAATGTAATAATACCTTAGTATCAACATCACCTTGATGGATACCTGCAGGAGCATTAAATGCTCCAGTATATCTTGCTACACTAGAAATTCTAAACTCATCAATATATCCAGCAAATGCATTAGTTGCTGAATAAGTAGCTCCAATTCTAATTGGTCTAGCAACATATGTACTACTATCTGTGGCAGATCCTACTTCAACTCCATCAAGGAATAACTTAACTGTTGTTCCAGATCTACTTACAGCGATGTGATACCAAGTATTGTTAGTTGGAATAACAGTAGCACCAGAAGTTACAATATCAGAACCATTAACATTGTAACGAATCTGAGCACCATTTAAGTAGATCCTTCCAGAAATTTCAGGATCAGATGTTCTAGTATCATAAATTTCAGCAAGACCTGCTAATGCAGCAGTATCTGGTCTGCACCAGAATTCAATAGTATATTCACCTGTACCAAAAGCAATTTCACTTGTGGATGCAACACTAATATAATCTCCAGTACCATCTAATTGTAATGAAGTAGATCCAAATTTCTTCTGTGTATTAGAAATTACAGCATCATTAGCAAAATCAAACTCAAAATAATCTTGACCATCTTGAAGACTTCTACCAATCTTACCTAAGTATACAATTCCACGTGCTTGGTTATATCCAATAACCTCAGCCTTAGTATCACGAGTTCTAATTATTTGACCTGCATTAAAGAATCCATCACCTTCCTTATCATACATTGAAATCTTTCTGACCCTACCATCTTCTCCAGCAGTAAATTCTCCAGTATTATTACCATACTCTATCTTATAGTTACGAATATCTTCTCCAATCTGCAACGTTCCTACTGCATTAGAGTAAGGAATAATATAGTTACTAACTATCTCGTTTGATGGGAAGTTAGTGTTGTATGCAGTTGCATTATCATCAAAATCAACAATACTAATTTGAGACTTAGAAATATCATCTATAACTACGTTTGGATAAGATGTAGATGTAATTCTGTTGAATAGTAGTCCAAAGAATGAAGATCCAGGAGAAATATCAACCTGACCAATAAACTCTCCAGTAACAGGATCTTGATACACACTAGCAGTTGTAATTCTAGATACAGTGCCAGATTTAGCACCAATAATAACATCATTCAATTGAATATTATAAAGACCTGGTGTAGACTGATATGTACCAGCAGTCTTACTTAATGTAAGAGCCTCAGTAACATTAATATCAGTACTGTACATTGGAGAACCCTCTTGTTGGGCAGTTGCTTGAGTTCCTAATACACCCCTAACTACGGTTAATGTTGTAGATTCGGATCCATCAACAACTGAGAGCACTTCAAAAATTTCAGAACCGATTCTGAATCCATCATTCTCTACTACATCTATGATTCCATTAATTGGTCCAGTACCATCAACAGGAACTACTTCAAATTCAGTTGTAGAAGGTCCAATAGCATAACGTAAATCACAAACTGGAGTTTCTGCACCAGTTTCTAAGTTAATTTGTTCAACTTTAGCAGTATCACCTTGAAGATTAGTAACTGTTTCTCCGTAAGTATACAATCCAATATTAGAAACAGCTGTAATATCAACTAAATTACCAGAGAATCCTGTTGCAGAGACTGTACATAATTCACCAAGAATGAATGTACCTTCATCCATATATCCACTGATAATATCTCCAGTAACTGAAGTTACAATTAATCTAGCTTGTGAGCTAGTACCAACAAGACTATTACCAATAAGAGGATAGATACCACTCTGGTTATTCCATGTTAAATCATAGGTTTGGATCTGACTAATAGTAAGATTAGCATATTTAACACTAGCAGGTGGTGAAGGTGGCTCAGAGAATACTATAGAATCACCTTGTATTTGGAATGCTGTATTTGGGTTCTGTACAATACCATTAAGAACGATCATCAACTGGTTTGCGTTAGCAACAACAGTTCCTCCCTCAACTGTTAATGGGAATGCTATTCTCTCACCATCAAATAAGTGATCGATATTATCAACACGTTGAACAACAGAAGTTAGAATATTCTCAGAAGATGTCAATCTCTTTTGACGGAATAAAACTTCAGTATTATTAAACTCTGAATAAATTGGCTCAACTAGAGCAAAACTTTGGATATTAGGAACAACTGCTTCTTGAGCAAGTTCGACTGATTTAGTTAACTGGAAGAATGTCTCCTTATTAGGAATTTGACCATATTCATTCAAGTTCAACTCACCAAACACCTTAAATGATGCAGGGTGAACGTTCCTGATTAGAATCTCTTTCCACTCACTAATAGAAACAGCAGACTTAACAGCATAAGAGAAGTCCTGATAATAATAAGAGTCTTGAATCTTCTGAATAATTTCAGATGGCTTACCAACATCATCAATGAATTGACCAGTAGTTTTAGTGATAGATCCAATATCTAACACACCACGAGCAACTTTAAGATCACTAATAATACCAGAAGACTTAGAAATAACACCAGTTATTCTTTCATTCTCTGCAAATACACCATCATGATTAACAATCTTAAGAATTCTAGGTCCAACTTGCCAACCAGAGTTTGTAGAAACATATCCAGTTGCAGTAGCAACTTCTAATGTTTCTCCCTGATAAACCAATTCACCTTCTAAGAAAGTAGATGTGATAACATTGGCTTCAGCAGCACCACCAAAAGATTCAGTTAATACACTTTGACGACCATCACCAGCATTGACAAATGTAAGACCATCACCAAGTTCTGCGTTAGCCTCAGTAATAGCAATTTTTAATTGATCATCTTCTAGTGAATTTGCTGAACCAGAAATAGCATAGTAAGTAGTAACTCCATTAAGACGACCAGTAGCACCAGCAGATAGTGGGAAATCAGCCCCATCTCCAGTGTCAGTCACTGCTAATGAAAGTTCAGCACCATTAGGTATTCCATGAGGATAAGCAAATTGTAATAAACCTAAGTCTAAGTTAACAACATAGTTGAAAGAAGATCTTAAACTAACTTGTGGTGTAGAAGAATATCCAGCACCAGGATCTTTAACAACAATGTTATCTAATCTACCATTCTTAATAGATGCTTCTGCCTGAGCACCAAATCCACCACCACCTTGAACTATTACAGCAGGTGCTAATGAATATCCAGAACCTGGATTGGTTACTGTAATACTTTCAAGAATACTTGTAGAAGTTAATTGAGCATTTATTGGGAATGTAATCTCAGGACGTAAAGTATAGTCATGAGGATAATCATAACCAAAGTTATTATTCTTAAGTTTCTTAATCTTACCAACCTTATCCCCTCTAGTGAAGATAGATGCTTCAGTACCAAAAGGAGGAATAACAACAGACAATTCTGCACCAGATCCTTGTAACCCTGGTCCAAGAATACCTGGAATTCCTTCGATATCAACATAAGCAGTAGTATATGCCTTACCTGGAGAAGTAACAACTACCTCTTGTATTTGACCAGGAATTGTAATACCATCTTCATCTGACCCATCATTAACTAGAATACTAACTAAACCACCTTCTCCATCACCTTGTATAGGAACAGAGTTATAAACACCAATAGCATATTCAGTACCTGGTTCATTAATTTGAACCCTTTCAATATTTCTTGTTGATTGAATATCTGTAACAATAGGTAATTTAGTGTAGAATCCACCAGCATTAACTATACGAACATCTGAAATAGCACCAACTGCTTTCAAAGAACTTGTGCTATAAGTTGTTTGATTGACATTTGCATTTCCTTCTGGTTCATTAGCAAGAAGGAACTTGAATATATCTGCACCTTCAGTAATAGTTGCACCAGCAGTACTTGAAATAGTAAAGATGCCCTTATAAGGAGAATCTGTAACATCTAGATAACTACCATCAATCACAGGAGAATCGGCTCCAGTTCTAGATGGATCGAAATAATATGAGATATTAGTAACAATATCCTCATCAATCTTTAACTTAACTGTAGGTGTAGGTTGTCCTTGACCAGTTACACCAGGAGTACCAATTCTTTCAATAGAGTTGAATGAATATTCCAACTTATAAAGATTATCCTTAGCAAATGATAAGTTTCCACCAACCATTGAAGAATGACTTAGGTCAAACAAATACTGGTGACCATAATACATTTTTAGAACAGGAGACTTAACATATACACTAACACTACCTGCTGATGTAGAAGGTGAAGTTACAGCAGCTTGATTTAACTTGTATGTAAATTCTAATGGACTGATAACACTATCAACTGGGAAAGCACCATCATATTCATCGTAAGTAGTGCCACCAGATTCTTGTGCTGGATTACCATCGATATAAACCATCTCACCAGTACTTAAGTAATGACTTGTGGAAGTAATAACGTATACTTCATCAGTATTGGCAACAGCACTAACTTGAATAATCTTTGTTAGATTTGCTGTTAAAGTAATCTTAAGAACACCAGCCAAGTTAGTAATTTGACAAGTACTGTAAGCAGTATTAAATGTTATATCACTGGATGTGATATCAACAACAGATCCAGGAATATATGTCGATCCACCTGAAACCTCATCTATTCTAATTGAATAATCATTTACATCAAATGACTTTAATTTTGCAAAATCATCTAAATTATTAGTTCCACCAATATCTGAAGGTGCATCAAAAGTAGCAAGATCTATATCAAATGTTCCTGGAGTTGTGTTATTAATCTCAGTAAATACATAATTTTTAATTTCATTGATATCATTTGGAAGAGGACCAATAATACCATAACTATTTTGCTCACTGAATTGTTGTGTAATTAATTCACCATTATCCAAATCATCAGTCCAAGGATTGTGAATAATAGCAAGATATATTTTATTAACAGAATTATCCTTTTTAATAATATAACCACTATTAATAAACGTACCGTTAGCATTTTGAAGTACTAATTTAGCACCAACTGTAAAATCAAATGACTGATTTAACGTAAGTTCTTGTATATTATTAATGACAGTTGTTGATGTAGGTTTAATATAATACCTATCTTTAACAATAGCAGATACTCTTAACTTTTGAGATCCTGGAGAAGGAACAGTTGAAGTTCTAGCACTCCAAACATCAGCAGCATAAGTTAGTGTCTCTGTGTCCTGAGACATAGTTGTTGTAGCATCATCAAAGTCTAATGATTGGAAACCTGCTTCTGCTAATTCAAAACCAGTACTACCAATAGTTAACTGTGATCCAGAAACAACATCAATATTAGTTCTTGCAAATCCAATCTGAGTATTTGTTTGTAATCCTTTATCACCTAAACGATCTGAATCAGCATTCTTATCAATCTTTAAACCAAAACCAATATAATCATCATACTCATATCTTCTTGTTTGAGCAGCAAACCAAGCAGTATCTGTCCAAGCATATCCAAAACCAAATTGAGATGCTTGTGGAAGTCCATTAATATCAGATGGTGAAGTTGGAGTTACTGCCCTATTCTTTAATTTAATATCATCAAGGAAGAATTGTCCTTGTGTATCCTTATCAAAATCGTTAACACCAGCACCAAATCCAGGTCCAACACCAAAGTATAGATCCTTACCAGCAAATGTTGTATTTGATATAGTTCCACTAGCTACTAGAACACCATTAACATATGATGAGAATAGATTTCCAGACTTAGTTATTGCAACTGAAATCCAAGTATTATTAAGCATTACAGAAGAAGCACTTGAAATAGCAGAAGCATTAACAATTTGAGTTGAACTATTAGCAATTGTTAAATCTAAACCACGACCTGTACCAAATCCTAACCAAAGACCACCAGTAGCATCCTGAGAACTACCAATCTGACATAAAGTCATTAAGTTTTGACTTAAACTAAATGGAAGACCAGAATCTCCATCAATGTATACCATCATCTGAATGGTAAAGTCACCATCCAATGTAGTACCTAATTCAGAAGAAGATGCTTTAATATGACCATTTTCCCAAGTAGTTTGAGTATTAGCTGGTACATTACATCCATCAATCTTTGCTACACCACTCACATATCGTATAGAATTATTAGCACTTTGATCTGTAATAGTATAATGAGCAGAGAGATCAGTAAGAGGAGCTCCACCATCATCAAAATCTAAAATAAACTCATTTCTATTCCATTGAGTTTGACCATAAACATATACATCACCAGATACATCCACATCCATCGCATTTACGGTAATACCTTCAATTTGATTCTTATTAAATTCATTTGTACTATGCTTCTTCATAGTACCGTCATAACCAATCTTAACAGTTCCTACAGTTGTTTTTCTAGTAACTTGATCATCTTTTGTGTATGCAACGTTAAGATCACCAAATATATCAATAACAGCATTATCAACTAAAGTTAATTCTCTACCAGTAGCAAGATAACGATAATTCCAAATTATATTACCTTCTGAATTTAATTTACCTACCCAGAAACTATCTTTAGTAGTATCATCAGACTTAAGTCTGCAAGTTGCAGTAATATAAAACTCATTAAATTCGTCTATAGTTAAGCTAGTGTTTAAGAAGGAATAAACTGTATTACTTAATTCCTTTATCCAATCTATTGATATTGCATTAATACCAATAGTAGCCTTACCAAAAGCTAAGTTAATATCTTTAGAGTCAGGACCAGAAGCAGTTTCCATAGTGAAATATACACTATCACCAATGATTAACATATCTGTTAATCTTTCAGATAAAGTTCCAGATGCAATCTTTCTCTTAACAGCAAAATTACCTGTAGTATCAATAGATGCTATAAAGGCATCATCAGGATTTAATGAGTTTGTATTTGTATATCCACCAATAACATAACGAATATCTGAATATTTCTCAATACAAGTAACATAATCTGCACGATTAGCACCAGATATACCAGCATATCCTTTTTGGAAATCTAAAGTAGCATCCAATCCATCTATAGATTGAGTATACTTACATAAGATAATATCTGGATTATAAACATCCAACATGTTTGCATTAGGTCTATTATTACCTACAACCCAAATTTCATCATTTGTATATGCATTTTTATTAACATATAATTTCTGGAATTCTGTATAGAATTGACCATCTGTACTTTCTAGAGTTCTTTCCCACTCTTTAACACCTAGAGCAGAATACTTGGATATAAATGCAACGGTATTTCCAGTAGTATCTTTTGTTTTACCACAATAGAATGTTTCTTTTTCATCATTAACATAGACATCATTAACACAAACATAATTGTTATTTGATATCGTTGTTACATAATAATCTGCCTTCTTAAAAATTTGTGGATGACTTAATATAACACGAGGACTTGTAGTATAATTTGATCCAGAATTGATAATATTAACTGTATCAATAGATCCAACAGAACTAACTACTGCTTCTAATTTACCAGCAGTACCATCACCATCAATAATAATTGTTGGTGGAATCTCCTCATCATATCCAGAACCAGCCTGATCAATTACAATAGATTCTATACCCTTAATTTGACGAACTTTAAAAGATTTGTTCGTATTATTCATTATAGGAGTATAATCTACATATACTTCATCACCAGTAACCAAATTATGTGGGACATTAGTATCTAAAACACCGTAATTCAATCCATTAACGTTCTCAAAACTATAAGAATCTATAGCTTCACCCTTAATTCTAGAAATACGGGCAGAAACACCAGCTCCGTCAGTACCTGAATTATCAAATGTAAGTATATCATCAACCTGATAGTTCTTTCCTGGGTTTTCAATAGTAAATCCAGTTACAGAAGCATCTTCAAATTTAGTTATAGTCTCAACTTCAATATCAACTTTAGAGTCAAATTTAACTTTAGGGAAATAATCAAAGAGTTGTAATGGTGACTCCTCAAACATTTGAGCAGGATTTTCAGTCTCATCAGCAGTAATAATACCATCACGGTTAACATCCTCAACCTCAAACATTAATACATCACCATCTTCAGTGGTTAATGCAGAAGTAGAAGCATTTGGTGTTCTTGATACATCAATATCAACATTTTCGTAAGGATCCCTATATCTTACAACACCAGAAGGAATATTTTGTTGTACCGCACTAGTTGAAAGGTTCCAAGTATCAACAACTGAGTTGTAACTTGGTCCAATAACATATGGGAATAATGCATTACCATCTTCTGTAGCATCAATAGTTACAAAATAACAATATCTACCATCTGGATAATCTGGAGTCTTACAAAAACGACCATTATATTGGTCTAGATCCCCTAATCCAAAGACATATTCGTAATCTTCAACAAATTTACCTGCAGGATATAGATAATCACCATCTGAATCTACATCTGTAAGAAGAGGTCCATCACTTCTAACAGGATATGGGTTAGTAGTTGAATCAAATACAAGACTTTCTTGCAATCTAAATGAAGTGCTAAGTCTAATTACAGCAGATCCTTGGTCAGTTGGATCAGTATAACCATAAGGACCATAAATTGGATTACCATCAAATGCCCAACCAATAATAGGAGAGTGTCCCAACTGATCTTCTTTTTCTAAAGTTTTGCCATAAGCATCTTTATAAAGGTTATCACCTAAAATATACCTCATTCTCTGAGGATTGGATAAATGAGCATATTCACCACCATACTCATTATTATAACCAGTAAATACACCACCTCTTGCATCATCAAATATAGAAGTAGATTCTAAATTATAAGTCCATTCAAATACATTTGACTCAAATAAAGCATCTTGACCAACAGAAGTTAGATTAATAACTGTAGTACCTTGAAGATAGTTAATACCTCTGTTAACAATCTCAATTCCAGTTACCCTACCAGCATTTTCACCATCAACATCAATTGTTGCTCTTGCAATAGCACCAAAACCATCACCTTGAATAGTAACTTCAGGTGCAGTAGTATAACCTTGACCAGCAGAAATTATAGCAATAGATATAATTCTTCCATTATTAACGATAGCCTGTGCAACAGCACCACTACCAGAACTTAATGATATGGTAGGTTTTGAAGTATAAGAATTACCACCATTAGTAACATTGATTGATTTAATAGGACCACGTACAGAAGCTGTACCTTGTGCTCCAGTACCTCCACCACCAACAATAGTAATAGAAGGTTGTGAAGTATATCCAGTACCTCCAGTATTGATTAGAATACGTGAAACTTGACCTTTAGTAATAATTGCCGTAGCAGCAGCTCCAGATCCATCACCACCAACTATAGAGACCAATGGTGAGGTTGTATAACCAGAACCACCATTTGTGACTGTAATTTCACTAATAGAACCATCAACAGTTACTGCTGCTGTTGCATTAGAACCTCCACCACCAGATACGGTAATTGCTGGAGGAGAAGCAGCATCATAGTCTTTACCAGAGTTTAATATATTAATACCAGTTACAGCACCAAATGTCTTGCTTAAATCTGACTTATAAGACCATATAGAGACACCATTAACCCATGTACCAATAGGACCAGGAGCAATAACATTTTTAGTTGAAATTGTTTGTGCAACTTTAGGGAACCTGTTTAATTTACGCTGGTTGCCTGGAAGAAGTGCAGATCCTGGGAAAGGACCAATTTCATAGTTTGGAATACCTGTAGCAGCAACATAAACGTATTGATCATTAAAGAATGAGTTTTGTACGTTTGTAGTATAGGGGCTAATAGCATTAAAGATAGCAGTGTTAAGTGACTTACCCTTATTAAGGTCAATAGATACTAAAATATTACCTTGTGGTTCAACTGTAGCAGGTTGTGGTAAATTATATTGGAAAATATACTCACCATCTCTAGATGTTACAAGAGAAGATCCGTTATAGATGATTGGGTTAGCACCATATATTGTGACTTGATCTCCAACCAATAGTCCATGAGGGTTAGCACAAGTTACAGTAGCAGATTGATTGTTAACACCACCATAAGTGATACTTGTAACCTCAATTAGTTTTTTGACGTTATATAACCAAGTTGTTAAATCTGGATTAACACCAGTACCACCTAACTTAGAAACTGTTAATTTATCACCAGGAAGATAGTAAGATCCAGTATCTGTTAAAGTTGTTTGTTGAGCATCAACGATACCAACAATATTCATTACAACTTCTTGAAGAGTACCCTTATTGATATAAATTCTAAAATTAGACTTTACTTCAGTAGCAGAATCCCAATCTTCAACTATACCATTAACAGAACGAGTACATTCAATAAACTGGTTTAATGATTTCTCCTTATATTGTACAACTTCAGTACCACCAATAACAAATTCACCGTTTCTTTCTGGCCAACCAATAGTGGAGTCAACTGTAATAATACTATCAGTTGTAGATAAAGGCTCACCTAATCTTGTTTTATATGGTACTGTAAACGTTCCTGTAATAGTCTCTTCTGATAATACAAGTTCAAAAATCTCTAATTCAGAGGTTTTAATTGATATAAAGTTTTCTACAAGTGCACTTGCATTTTGAACATTAGAATCAGCAATATCAGCTTCTTGAGTTATAAGACCATCCTTAATATTAACAGGATCACCACTCTCTAAAGATGCACGAAGAATAGTATCAATAGACCAAGTAGCATTAGATGGCTTAATAATTTGATCTTTAGGATAAGATATACTTACCGTTTCACCATATAGTAATTTAAATAGATATGCAATACTAAAAGATGTACCCTTAGATGCATAGAAATCTTTAATTGATTTTATAGCATTTCTTACATCAATCTTTGTATAATCAAGACTTGGAACATCTGGAAGAAATTGTTCTGTATATTTGTCAAGAAGTCTCTTAATAAAAAGTTGATCTAAACATTTTACTGGAGTATCAACTGCTGCAGAAGTTGCAGTAGTATCATTTGTGAAAACTGCGTTACCATCTTCAGTATATGCAGTAATACCACTTGCTGCCCTAGCACATCCTTCAAATTGTGCTTTAGTATATCCAGAACCATTCTGATTTACAATAAATCCAGTAACTTGGTTTAATCCCACAGTTGCAGATGCTTCTGCAGATGGTGGATCTTGAATGAATATTGTTGGAGGTTCAGTAGCACTATAGTCTCTACCAAAATTAACAATATTAATATCAATTATTCTACCATTGAATATTGATGCTACTGCAGTAGCTCCAGTACCACCAGCATATGCTCCAGTCCCATCTGTTCTATCATCTAAGATGTATACAGAAGGAACATCATCATATCCACTACCACCACTTAAAAGTTCGATAGAAACAACTCTTCCGTCACCATCAACCCTTGTTTCTAATACCTGAGCACCTACAGGATCCTTAATCATCATTCTAGGGACAGTTTCATATCCCTGACCAGCATTTAAAATATTAATACTTTGGATTTGACCATCTACTAATACTGCTTGTAATGAAGCCTTGATACCATCTTCACCTGTTGGTTCATCAACATAAATTTCAGGAACTGTTGTATATCCAAATCCCTTATTTAAAACTGGAACAGTTCCACTAATAGAACCACCAACAATGTATGGAACTCCAATTTTCGCACCACCAGGCTGTTGGAAAGTCAATCTAGGTGTAAAAGTATAACCATTACCAGAATTAAGTACCTCTAGACCACTAACTTGTCCATTAGTAACTGTTGCCTTAATTTCTGTAGTTTTTGCACCAGGTTTTGTTGGATCTTGAACAACAACAGTAGGTGGGTTTGAATCACTATATCCTTTACCACCATCCAATAATTGTACTTCCTTAACACCATTAACAAGTGCTGTTGCAGAAGCACCACTACCTGTTAAACTATTGACAGATACTTTTGGTGGATATTCATATCGATAGTTATTACCATTAACATTTGTAGAAATGCCTGTAAGGCTTCCATCATTATCAATACGAGCATATCCTACAGCATCAGCACCAAAAGAAGGAATTGGTGCTTCAACAGCAAATAATTCCAAATATCTACCATTTAAAGGTGGATTTTTAAATATAAATTGATCATGATCGATATAAAATTCTTCTTTTGGAATTAAAAGTTGATTATCATATATTGCATAAACGTATTCATCAATAACTGGTTCATATCTCTCATTATTCCTAGTAATAGTGAATTGTCTCTTATCATCACCAAAACTATTGGATATATTATCAATTTGTACTATAGGACTCTCAACAAAACCACTCATGTATGTTACAGTAGTGGAAGATGTATCATCAGCATCCAACTTTGCTCTAGGAGCATCAGTAAAGACGATATCAGTACCATCTACAGTAAAATCTAAAACAGGTACTTGTAATTCACCATATACTTTAACAATTAAATGCTGTGCAGATGGTGGAGCAATAGGATTATCTTGTGATGTTAACGGAAATCTCTGCCTAGAACCATCAAAAAGTGCTAATGGACTTGCAAGACCAGTCCATTTTAACTGAACCTGCTCATATGAAATACCTGGACTTAACGCAATGTTAGGTGAAGGTGTTGTTTTCTCGTAATATATTACTTCGTCGCCAATTAATAATGACCCATTCTTCTCTAAAAAATCATCAACCGACTCTACAATTATCTTATCATCAGTAGCATTGATTGATTCTACAATCTTTGTCTGACCATCAAGAATTCCAACATCTAGTTTATCAATATCTAGATATTGGAGGAAATTATTAACTATATTCTGTCCTAGACCAGTCTTTTCTTGAGATCTATAATAATACTCAATAAATTTATTAAACAGGGGATAATCCTGTTCGATAAAATCAGGAGTTAATGATTTAACTGACTGAGAGACCTTATTCGTATTTGCCATCTAATTTTAGAAACAAGTCGAGCTGTTTGGATCACCTGTATTAGTAATCTGAGTTACCTCAACCAAAGTTGGTGTTTGGTTAAATGTTTGTGGTGTCAAACTATTTAGAGGGATAGTGGTAGGTGGAATAGTTCCAATTGGTGCTACCGTTACTTCAGGATTAACTACATTAATAATAGTACCAGGCGTCGACGCTGGAATTGTCGTGTTATTGGCTGGTATAAAGAGTACTGGAAGATTTAGCGGAGAAGTTAATATATCGGTGTTAATAACAGTTCCAACACCTGTTACAGAATCAGTTAAATCCAAATTTGTAGCATCAGGAACATTTTCACCTGCACCAACAATATTAATAGGACCAAGACATATTTCTCCAGTATCATAATTGATACTACCAGCAGAATTATTAGTGTATACTTTCTTATTTCCAGTATTATAGAATGTTTTCAATTTACCAAATCCATCATCTTCAAATAACTGATCAATACCAGGTCTGTCAGCAGTCCTAAAGTTTCCAGAAAGTATAACTGGTTCTTTAGTACATGCCCCATCTGTATTACTAGGAGCACTATTATAAAGAGCACCACCAGTAGAAATACAATATGTATTTGTCTGGTCTGCATCAGCTCTAACATATTTTAGAAGAGAAGTTTGAACAGAAACGTCACTAACCGCTTTATCTGCTAAAGCAATTGCTTTTTGGAACTGCTGGTTTCTAAATGTAGAGTTAAAGTTATTAATTTGTGTTTGAGTAGCCCAATCATTAATAGCATTCTGAATATTCGTCTTAATATCAGAAGTATTACTAGTTACACCAGTATCATAAAGCACAAAGACTTTAGGATAGATATAAAGCTCATCTGGATCAATAACAACAGGATCTATAGATGCCATTGAATATGATCTTAGTTTTGTCTGTAAATCTTTCTTAGATTGATCATTTAGAAGAGATCCAGTCTTAGTTTTAACAGCAACGTATACTTTACCGTATATTGGAGGTGTTAAAGAATCTCCACCATAAGCAACAACAGACTCAGCGTTAGAATAAAGATTTTTAGTAATAACAGCATAATCTTGTGCTGTTACTGCTCTATACTGAGAAGCATAGAATCTTGGAGCCATATACTTAATAGATTCTACTGTCTCTGGGTCATCACCCATTTGAGAACGTTGCTTAGTATTAAGAATGATATCAGAGTTGGAAATTGTTATATTATTACTATCTTCCATAGTTCCAATATAACCAAAACCAGTTACTTCATTTGCTTCTTTTCCAGAACAAGTTAAGTACTCAAAATTTATAATCTCACCATCTTTCAACTTTCTACCAATACTATCATCACCAAATCTTACCTGATACCGCATATCCTCGCCTTCAGAGAGGAAATAACTACGTGTGTTACCAGTTAGGTTGGTAACGGTTTCTACCCTGTTATAGAGGTCTGAAGTAGTAGAAGACTCGTTTGCTTTAACTGTAACCCTCAAAGTCTCCATATCAGCATCCTCAGAAGGAATTTTATATTCTTGAGTCTGGAAAGTATTAACAGTGTATGAAAAATTGATTATAGACCCTTCATTAATAGTAACAGCAGAAAATAATGCTTTACCAGTTACAGTATCAACTTCTACAGTAATATCTTCTAAAATATTCCAAATATAATTACTACCTCTTGCAACAGGACCCCTTTTCAAAGTAACAGAACTAGGATATGCCTGATTTGTTTGAGATGTCTGAACTTCCAGTTTTACACATGCTTTAGAACATGTCGTTGATCTAGGGACATAATTTAATAGTTTAGCAATATTAACAACATTATCCCTAACTGTAGATGAAGGTAAGAATACCTCATTCATTGCCATATTAGACATAAATGCCGAATAATAACTGTTATATGATAAAACATCTACAAGATAAGATAATGTAGATCCATTAAAATCATAATCTGTAAACTCATCTCTTGTTCTCAGATATGATTTTATAGAAGCTTTGATATCTTCAAAGTCTAATGCTGTTAACTTATTCGGTTGCATTTAACTAGGTCTCTGTAATACGAATGATATGGATTCTACAACGGGTAATCCAACAACCTTATACTTAACGGCTACGGAAACTTTACCTGCAGAATAAAATGGAGTTAATTTGCAACTCAGAAGTTGCACTCTAGATTCATATTGGTTAATGGTATTTATGATGTCACCTTGTATTGTATCAAGTGTAAAGGGATCTAACTGTTCAAAGAGTCTTTGATATACTCCACTACCAACATTACTCTGAAATAATTTTTCCCCTGGTCTGGTTAAAACTAGATTTTTGATAGATTGTTTGATTGAATTTGCATTTGTTACCTTTGAACAATCATCAGTAAACCTATTCTTAGCAAATGTGATATTTACATCAGCAAAATGTCTAGATTTATTTTTAGTTAATTCAGCTCCTGTTATTGGTTTTAATGCCACTATTCACCTTCCTTGTTTTTAAGATATTGATCACTTCTTGGGTCTGTAATTAAATATTTACAGTGTTCCCAACCATTCTTACGGAATTCTTCAGACATATCAACAGGTCTATTTGCTACACCTTTTCCATACGTTTTATCATAAGCTGCTTCCATTTCCTCTGGAGTAGGTCCTACAGAGCTGCCTCTTGGTACAATACTTTTGAATATAATGGGATCACTCATCAATAAAGACGTATACGTCTTTATTATTTATCTGTTAAAGAGAACACTTTTTACATCTTTATCTATTTGCTCCTTTCTCACTCGCATTTTTTCTATATCCTTTCTCTCTTTTGATGATTCTATGTCGCACATTGACTTAGAATCTAAAAATTGTGTCATACACCATCTACCCATATTTTGATCTGTAAATTTTGGATCTAAGAATACTTCCATAACCTGATGTTTAATGAATGATGGGAACAATAACAGTCTATTGTTAGCTACTTCAATATCAATCTTATAATCAGGGAATAAAAACTCCCCTCCACGAAACTCTTTAGGCTCTTTATAGAACCAATATAGTCCAGTAACCATTGCTGCATCTGAATGTGCTCTATAATAATTGTCACCTTCGTAATATGATAATAATGTGGAATCATAGTCGCAAGTTTTGATAAAATTCTTAAAAAACCAATTTTCTGACCTTTCTAAGAGGTTTTCCTGAAAAATTTTGCGATTTATGTGTAAAATATCGCTTTTTTGTCGTTTTTTAGCATAATATTCGTCTAAATGGATGCATTTATTGTTTTTTAGGAATCCATTCGCATCATAAGCACTATAAGAGTCGACTGGATCCAAGAAAATGTCCTCTTTATACAGATTATCGACCTCATTCCATAATAATTTGAACTCTTCTTCATCAAAATAGTCATCTACAATGATGAATGGAAACCCATGATCGTATGCTTGAAATTTCATAATTAATAATTACTCTCGTTTCTATCAAACACTATGTTAAATGATAAACTCATTCTATCATGATTTGTCTGATTTGTCGTTATACCATGCATCAACCAACCAGGAAATAAAGCAAGCATACCTTCACTAGGAACTATTTGTTCTCTTTCACACAAAGCTTTGTAACAAAATGATGAGGTCATAGCAGGAGTAGGATTTTCAAAATATATGCTGCCATCAGATCCATCAGTTTTATAATAGTATACTCCAGACACATCAGTAGTACCATGATGATGGCAATGCCCATAGTTTCCTTTTTTGAATAAGGAAATCCATGAACTTCCAATATATCCATTAGTATGAGGAAATTGAATACTTTTCATATAATGATTTAAATGATAGACAATTTGATCTTTCAAATGATCTAAACTGTTTGAAATGATAAAATTCTCTTTGAAAGTAGGATCTGAAAGATAATGAGTTGCACCCCAATCTCCTTTCATTTCAAATTCAACGCTTTTTACGGCTTCATCAATTTCATTCTGAATTTGATCAAAATTATCCAACTTCTCCACCCAATATATTGGAGTTGGATACAAATTAGCTATATTTCCTTTCATTTTCCAGTAATCGCTCCCCAAAGAACTTTAAGTAGTCCTTTTTTCGCATCTCCTTGAAGTTCATCAAACATATACATGTTAAGTTTAAATGCATAATTTGCTTCAATAATTAATGCATCAATCTGATTTTGATTAATTTCCAGACCGTCTAGAACTGCTCTATAATCGGTTTTAAACGCCTTTGCATCTTCTATGTAAGGAAAGTCGTAAAAGTGTAATCCCTCTCCTTCAGGGGGATTTAACGCCTTCTGAGCAATACCCTTAAGGATTTGACCACCTGATAAATCACCAATGTACCTAGTATAATGATGTGCTATAAGAAGGTGTGGCCATTTCTCTGCTATTTCATTAATTCTATGGCAATAATTATTACATGCTTCTGATGGTATCATATTCTCCCTAAACATAGGACCATAATAATACCTAAGATCTCTTTGTAGAAAAGATGTACGGAATAATTTTACATTCCACTGTTGAAGTACTCTTGCTAAAGGATCCTTAGTTTCTTGTATCCTCTGCTCCATTGTGTCATAGACATAATAAAAGTCCGTAATTAGTTTACGGTACTCTTCTGGGTTTAGTACTCCTCTGAGGAAACCAGCAACAAATTTAGTATTCTCTGCCGCATTATGTGATTTTTTAGTACCTTCTTTTAATTGAGTTGATAAAGTCATAATTCTCTATGTTTTTTTAGAAAAATGTTGCCTGATATAGCACACCTACCTTCGCACTTATTAGGTGGAACCATGTGCTTCATTCTACTCTCAAAAATAACTACCTTACCTGGTCTTGGATCTATTATACCTTCTGGATTCTGAAATAGCAATGGAGATGATCCTTCGGGAACATTAACATAATAAACAAAGGAATAACAACTAATTCCATGACTATGCCATTCTATATCTTCACCTTCCTTATATGTAACTGCCCATGTCTCTACTGTCTTAAAATCATGCTCTGGAGGATTAAACTGGTCATCAATAATTCGGTGAACCCAATCAACCATAGTTTTAACATGTTCTTGACTTGTATACAAGTCCCAATCAGTCATCGTGCAATGTGCTTCTGGAGGATTTACTCCTGTAGTACCAGATCCCAAATCTTGTATGATATAAAATAATTTCTCATTAATATCATTAAATGGTGGATAATGATATTCACCGATCTTCTTATCTGTATGTTCTGGTAAAGATACTATACTAGTTGCAGTACCCTGATGATTTTTTTCTAATTTACCTGGTTCTATAAAGTCAGGTAGATCCGTATTCATTTCTACAGGTATTCTTGTATTAGTATTAAGAACTATATTACCAGATATAGAAATTCTATATTCGTCATTATTAAAAAATGGATATACCTGATGCTTTAAATTAGAAGGGAATAGAAGCATAGTACCTTCTAATGGTTTCCCCATATCATACCAAAACGTATTAGGTTGTCCGAGAATGTCACTATAATGGAATTCAAATGCTCCATTTGAAGCATGTCCTTTATTCAGATCTGCTCTTTTAGCAATTTCAGCTTTCTCTCCCCCTGTTACGTTTTGTTCCTCATAAGTATACGGAATTTTCATCCATATAACAAAACTAAAGCATCCAGTATGATCATGAGTAGGGTTATATTCAGTTTGACGCTGATAATTTACCCACCAATGGTGTAAACAATACGGATGTAAATTATTAACCGCAATGTTATCTCCTGGATTACCAAAGTTGTGTATAAACTCTTGGATCAATGGATCTACCACATTCAAGTAAAAATAATCTCCCTCATCTTCAAGATCGTAACTATCCATTACATGTCCAGCAAGTCTATAACCGCAACTTTGCTTCTTATTGTCAATCGCATTCCAAAGGAACTTCATTTGCTCCTCACTTAGTTTCTTCTCCATCCACCCACTAGTATAAGGTACGACAGGTCTAGAAGACTCTTCTTTACTATTGTAATGTGTTACTCTATCTACTTTGGGATCTACGTATACATCCTTCTCCCCTTGATCATTTCTTGGTACTGGTGGAACACCTGCAGGGATTTTATAATCAACAATACCAGAATTACCTTCTCTCTGTATAACAGAGGTTTCTTTCTGATTAATAATGCCCATTACTTACCTTGACCTCTGTATGCTTTTTTCTTTTTGTTACGTGAAGTAGCACTTAATTTAGTAAAAGTACTCTGTCCTTGACGAGTCTTCTTTGGTATTGGGATAATGTAGTCACTACTTCCCCATGCACCACCATTTTTAAACTTTGGCATAATTTAGTCTCCAATAAAAACGTCTTTACTCCCACCTGAGATAGTTGATAGACAAGGCCACTCCGTTGTGTCCTCACCTAGATCATCACCTATTCTACCAGCAAGTTCTCCTGTAATCCAAACTGTTTTGGTACTGGAGTAACATCTACGCTGATGTCCCTCTGAAGATTCTCTGCCACCTGATATACCCTCCGTGCAATGCCACGCAGGGCTTGATCTGACAGTAAAACACTTTCTACCAACGGAAGTAGTAGTGTGTTTTGTTTTCGTAGGGTGTAGAACAAGCTCATCTCTATCTATGATAGGGATCTTATTGTTTATTATAACACTTCTTTCTAGCTTTTGTCTAGGTTTTTGTTCCGTAGGCTTCCAAGTTGTAACAGCATCCATCTGTGCTACGGGTTTTGGGTTAATCGAACCTGCGGTTGGTGAGTGAGGGCATCCACCAAGTACGCCTCCACCTAGTCCTGGATGGTGTGAAGATCCACTACCAGTGCCATGACCGCTACAATTGCCTTTAAATAACGCTGCTCCTATTGCCATTATGGTAAATACATTCCTGTATCGTAAGGGTTTCCGTATGCTGCTATTGCAGCTGACCATGCTGCATTAGCTCTGGTCAAATCATTCCATATTTTCATGGATCCACTTGCAGTCCACGGTTTGCATCCATCCCCAAGTAACCCAGACATAGAAAATGACTGGTATGGACCAGGAGATGAACCTGGAGGTGCAGGACATGTGATATGCCCACACCCATTTTCCACGGTACTGCATGATAATGTTACATTAATATCTATACTATCTTGAGGATCGGGTCTATATTGCTTCATCATGTACTTAGTATACTCCGATGCTTGAGGTAATTCACTAATTCTACCCTGTATAGTAGTAACATAACGCTCATCATGGTTACTATACTCAGGAATAATCTTTTGTGTTATGTCATCTATGTGCTGCATTCTACTTCTATGACTCTCATCACGGAGAAATTGCTTAAGTGTATCCTTTAATTCCGTAGGTATTACAGTACTATTCTCTACTATATTCATATCTAAGTCATCAATTCTATTAGAGTCCCTTAATGGGTTTGTAGCAGTGTCACTATACATTTTTTGAGCCTTTTGTCTAACACGTTGAACGTCAGGATCACCTTTAACACTGAAATCCGCTACCTTATATTGATCAAAAAAGTTCTGAGGTAGGTTTTCTAGTGCTCTTAACGTAGCAGCACTGGATTCAGCGTCGCCTTCTGGTAAGGAAAGTAGGTATGTTCTTATGTCATCCGCATATGTTGATCTATATGCACCGTTATCTATAGTACGATCTACTACCTTATGCACATTTCTTATTTGTAAGCTCGGAGGTTTTGCAGAAGAATACCCAGATCCTCCGTCTGCTACTGTAATACCAGTCATCGCACCGCCTACAAACGTAGCTCTTACAGTTGCTCTCTTACCTGTGGTGGTTAGGGGGGCGGTAATATACACATCTGGCACAGCATCTAGCGTTTGCCAACCAGCTCCACCATCAACTATACTAATATTATCCACCTGTCCATTAACAATAGACATAGTAACCTGTGGTACTCTTAGGTCATGGAACCTATTTGGTGCTTCTTGATCTACATCAGCAGTAACATACTGTATAGACTTATTCATAAACTCATAGAAACCTACAAGATGTGCTCGGTCTGGAATACCCCAACCTGCTTTTGCTGTAATTACGTGGTTCCTGTCCGATGTATACTGTGTCTCTTTAGCAAAATTACTACCACAAGCATCAAGGTATGCTATATGGTATGGAAAATTATCTATATCGGTATGAAATACACGAGTTACTATATGACCATTAACTGTATCACCTGCTCTTAGTACATCAAACCCTTCTTGACCCTCTGTTGCTTGTACTGGACCTACTGTTTTAATCTTTATGTTATTAGTAAGAACAACTGTACTATTATCTGGAAGAGTATGGGTATAACTTAGAGAGAATGTGGTTCCCACGGTGTAGCCAGTACCAGGTGATAAGACCTCTGTAATACGCCAGGACGTGCCTGAAAAGACAGATGGGTCTGGATCATCATCAAATACAGGTTTAATCTCTAATTTAACCCTAAGACCTTGTGCAAGACCAGAATCTAACTCAAATATCTTGAAGTCACTGAACGCCTCGTCGCCACTCTGGTAGGGGTTCTGTGCTGTAATATACTCAGTACCAGTCGTTTCATTCTCATTCCAACTATCAGTATAGGTTACACCATCATATGACAACTCAAAGTCTAGACATCCATCAGGTAACGTGGTTGAAAGCGAGTCATAACTGAACGTTAGTTTAGGACTTTGGGTATCTACTGCAAATAAGGTAGAATGTGGGCAGTCGGGGTCGTCTGAATCTTTCCCTTCATTTGGGACAGTATAAGAGATTGTGGTCGAAGCGGGGGTACAGTCAAAGGAACTACAAGGAAAACAAGAAGATGATGAAGAATAACTACCATCACCTGCACCAGGAGATGACTCAGGTATATTAGTTTCTTCTGTTTCTATATGATAGCAAGGTGTTCCTAATATACCTGCTTTGTCTGTTGTATCAAATAAGTATGACATCCATGTATCAGAATACCCAAAATCAAATGAAAGACCTGTAGGGTAGTAGTCATATACAAATAAACAATCTCCAGCATTCTCTCCTTCTTGTAAGTACTCAACGTTTAAGCGATTTGCCTTACCACACATACCATCAGTTAACATGTCTGCTGGATTGCCACCTTCGTTGCATACTAGATCAGATTGATACTGAACAGTTGTGCCATCTCTCGCAGGTACATTGTAAGGTAAATTGCCTTGCCTGATAGTTGCACCAGGATATTCTAAAAATTCTATATTAACACCATCAGCAGTTCCTGGATGTTGCCTCACACAGGAATTTGTATATCTTTCTCCAACAGGTTTACAACCCATTTACTTTTTCCTCTAGTTCTGCTATCCTACGATATATTTCATCGTAGTTCTCCTTAATATTTAGATACTCCTCTGCTCCTTTTGGTTTATATAATATCTTCTCAGGGGTAGTTAAGTCATTAACATACTTTGTGACCTCTCCTAACCTCTCTGCTAATTCATGTACGCATGTATTCAGTACTTCATGTGCCTCAGCATTATCTTGCCAAGGGTCATATTCAGTAATATTCTGATTAGGATCACTCATTACTTTTTTCAAATGTTAGTTTAGGTTCTTCTAAGGTGTATTGTAGCACATCATCTATATTCCAGTCCAGTGCCTCGGCAACTTCTTCGGGAATTGATATGTATGCATCTCCAAAATCATCCTCTAGTAGGGTAAGTGTGAATCTCTTTGACATATTCAGTTTTCATAAACGGTTAACTGATGAAGTAGATGGTGTTCTTTGCTTAAAATCTTCCCAAGTCTTAACTACATCTTTAACATCATTTATACAATCTGTACTTACACAAAGATCAGCACAGGCATACATTCTACTATCAAGACAACCCTCATGCCTTATAAGGGTCTCAAGCAACCATGTGCGTGTGTCTTGGAAATCTTGTGAAAACTCTACGGTCATGTTTTTTACTAGGAAAATTTTTTTAAATAATTTTATATATCACTTGCTCTTGGGAACCTTTGTAGGTTAGGGTCTCTACCTTTTTTATATTAACGGCCCCATCGATCACCGAGAACCCTTACAATGACTGTCATCTGGGCGGAGTTCTTTACATTTAGTAGGTCAGTTTAACTGTCTGAGTGTTACATAGGCATGAAAAAGGGGCAACTAATTGTTACCCCCAGTATAGCATTATGCTGCTAGATTGTCAAGAATTGTCTGATCAATTTCGGTGACTTCGTTAACACCTTTCAACCATTTGTTTATGTGGCGAGATGTAGTAACTGACCAAAACTTCTCTGTTCTAACATAACCTTTCTCTGGTAAATATGCTGCAACTGGTGTTCTATAACTGAAGAAGATTTGTGTTCCGTCGTTGATAGTAACTTCGTTCTGATTAGCAGCAATTGGAGTAAGTTTCATTTAGGATTGATCCTTTGTTTGTTACTCTCTTATTATAACCCCTCAGAGGGTGCTTACAACAACCTCTGTGCCACTTTGTTTACTGTCACACACTAAGTGTTAACAATAGGGGGCAAATACTCCAAGGGTTTCTGAACCTCTCACAAGGTAATTATACCATAATTTGTGATAATCTGTCAAGAATATTGTGATATCCTCGTTAACATTGACAGTCGGTAGATTGTATGCTAAGAGTGCATTAGTTTTCCACATTTCCACAGGTAAGTAACACTCAACCTAGTTTAATTAACCATTTAATTGTTTTCAACAATTCAAGGTAAGTTTTCCACATGGTTGTTAAAAACTCTCCATAATCTATGTTTTCTGATATACTCCCACTGCATAATGATTAACTCCTTAAGTGTTATAAACACATAGTTAATCTGTTCTCCGTGAGTAACATTTAAGTCATACTCTTTGTTCTCGTTATCTATCATTGTACGTCTCCATATCTTCCCTCTTGTGATTTATACATAGCGGCACTATCTGTAGGTGCTTCCGTAACATTTAACAACTCCAAGTCTTCCCAGTATTTGTTGTTACATAAGAGATTAACTTCTCCATATGGGTTACAACTACCTAATGCTAATTCTGGGGATTTCTTCCACCTTCTCAACGTAATAGTTATATACATTTTATCAATGAAATTAACCTCTCCTATCTCTTCTTTCCATTTGACGATTTGCCCTTTCTTAAACTCATTGAAACGCATGTAATTTGCCTCAGTGATTGTCAACAACGTCCCAAAACCATCCGATTGATTTGATATAATCAAAGCATGAATGTTTGGGCAATTCTTTATACCTATCTCCCCTAGAGTTTCTAACAGCGTCCATGTACAATTCGAGATCTAAAACTGACTCAAACGTGCCATGTAATTTGTCTTCTGAATCATAAACTTTGTACTGCATTTGTCTAGGGGTTAGTGTTAATTAGAGAGAACAATCATCAACATTATTATATGTGAGTTGATTGTAATCATGTCATTGTAAGTCATACTTAGATGATCAAATACGTGTCGAATTCTTTCTGTTCAACCCGTCTAACTTTCAAATAGTCGTTAACATCTTCATCATACAATGTTACTGGTTTAAGTAACTCTTCCTCTGGCAAGTTTTCCAGAGTTGTTAACAAGTCAAGGTAGGTCATTTGTTCATTAGATGAGAATGTATTTACATAACTATCCCAACCAGTTGTTAATGTATTCCACTGAATTAGGATAATTGGTTGCATAATAGTACGTTAGTTAGTATTACTTATAATGTACCATGTTGTCAATTTGAGTGTTAGTATCATTGGGCAAATCTGTCCCACTCTTATTAACATACTCCTTAATAATTGCGTATGCTTGATTAAAAATAGGAGTGAAATCTAGTGACCCTCGTAGATCATGTGCGAGTTCATCTATCTGGTCTGATGTTAAACAATGGTCAGGATGTCTAATATCACATAGAGGAATAGTATGCTCTACTAATTCATTCAAATTAATAGTGATTTCGTAATCTCGATATACTGGCATGGGAGGATTAGGGTGTCTTTGTTGATAATCAGGAGTGATGATTACGTCCATATTTATCTCTCCCAGTACATTGAATTAAACTCAGCAATGTTTAAGTAATCATCATCATGTACCTGGGAATTGTTATCAATTTCAAAGACGAATTCATCTGCAAAATATTCAACTGGTATGCCTCCTAAATCCTCACAGCAACGTAATATGTCGCCTATTTGTTCATCTGACATCTCACATATGTCGATACAATATGCAATGTCCTTTTCTAATTGTGTCATGGTTGTTGTTAATTAAGGGACAAAAAATCGGGCGTTGATCCACACCTACTGGCATAAATCTTCAAATCTTGCATAAGCAATAGACTCACATTGTTCTTCATCAAATTGAGGATATTCTTCTAATACTTCCTCATAGATTGTTTCTAATAGTGCTTCGTGATGTAT